TTCCATAGTTGCTTGAGCACTTGCTCCGCTTGCGCCGTTGCTTGATGCTGTAGCATCAGCAAATAATTGTAGGACTCCGCCTGTACCAATTGTAGCATTAACACCTTGATTACGCATTATTGCATTAATACTTGTAGCAAGAGTACTTGGAGTTAGAGTTGGACCAGGTAAAGTAACAGTCTGACCGTTAATAATAATTGCAGGGCCGGGGGGTGAACTTAGGCTTGCTGGAATTGCAATAGAACTTGTAACAACTGGCCAACTTGTTTGCCATACTGTAGAACTAAATGTGCTTCCTGCTGTGAAACCTGTTTCTGTGTTAGTACCAATTTGTACCCAGTTTGAAGAACTGTTTTTATACCATGTTTGGATTTCATTTGTGCTTGTAGCAACAACAACGTATGAACCAGGAGTTAAGAAGTTAGAAGCAGGAGTCATCCCGTCTTCGCTTAGATACATGTCCATGTTACTATTATCAATGATAGTAGGAACTTTATTGACAAATGCTTGTGTAGTTTCATTCCACTCAAAAATACCCCATGAAGTATTTGAAGTAGTGTCTAACCAATATGTGCCGTCTGCTGGCAAGCCAACTGGTGCGCTAGATTGTGGAACTAGTTCGCTTAGATCTAAATCAGCACGAGCAACATAAGCCGCTGAACTGACACCTAATAAACTATATGCGGCTTGTAGACCGTATTCGTTAAGTTCGCCACCGTTAACTGGGTTACCGCTAGCATCTGTGTAAAACAATGGAGTACCAAAAGTATCTGTAAGATCTCTTTGGCTAGTAATTAGGTATACTGTACCTGCGTTTGCTTTTTGTGTACCTGCTGCAATTCCAGTTCCGCTTGCGTTCATCTTATCTTGTGCTGACGCAACAATAATTAAAGGAACTGTACCTGGAGCCGCTGGCGTATAGAAACTTTCATCTATTACTGATACGCTTACGCCTGGTGAATTTAATGTGGCCATTTCTTAATCTCCCATAAATGGTTTTTCTTTGTTATATTTATGGCGATGTGGGAAAAACAACCGGATTAAATACTATTGAAAAGGGCACAAAAAGGGCACGGTATGAGAAACCTATGTAAAAAGTGTAATCAACGTCCGGTAGCGGTAAATTACAAAAAAGAAGGCAAGACCTATTATAGGTCTGTATGTGATCACTGTGCTAGGGGATTAGATCCCGGTGTTCCAAGATGGAAACTACACGGATATAAGAAAAAAGATAAATGCGATAAGTGTGGATTTACAAGCAAACACCCTGAACAATTTGATGTTTTTTATATCGACGGAAATCCCGCCAATGTTAGATATTCAAATCTTAAGACTGTATGTTCAAACTGTCAGCGAGTCCTACATAAAGAGGGCGTTCGTTGGACTCAAGGGGATCTGACACCAGACTTTTAACCTGCGCAAATAAATCATCAATACTACCATTATTGTCTAAGACCGCATCAAATTTAGTTCCAACCCAAGCAGTTTCGCTAGCATGAATTCCTGTTTTATCTAACCTATGTTTACTAGTTGCCCAGGTCACATTACCATCGGGGCCCCTGTTTGCGCTAACTGCGGCATCATACCAGTCGGGTTCTGGACCACGAACAACACGGATCACAATACCGCCAGCGGCTTTAATTGATTTAATTTCATTAGGAAAACGGCAGTCACTAATAACTATGTCATCTTTCGAGTTGCGTAGTTTATTCTCTAATGCGGCAATCCAAATATCGTCATGGAAGCCTTTGCGACAAACTTCAGTACCCCAGTATTGTAATACCCATCGTGGTGTTAGATGAGGCATACCTAAACGTTCTGCCCACCACGGATCTACTTGTTCGCGCCATTCACGGGCTGATTTAGTTCGCCCTTCTAACATTGTACGGTCCCAGCCAAACACTTGTGCCACAGCATCTTTAAGGCTGTTGGCAAAACTTTCTCTTCTAAATTCGTGGAAATTTGTTAGATAATCGGCAATGGTATCTTTGCCTGATCCAATAAAACCGCACACACCTATAATCATAGTATCTCCCAGTCGATACTTTAATTATATTAAGGAAATGTTACAATGTCAATGATTAGGTTAACCAATTACAAAACTTAAAGGAGTTCCGCCGTCTTTATAGTTAATTAGATCTAATTCAAGGGCGTCTAATTCGGCTTTGCCTTCTGCTTTAAGTTGGGCACCATTTAAAGTTGTGCCACCTTGCGGACCAGCAATTTGATTAAATTTTTCACGTGCTTCGCCTAACATAATTTTACAAGTTGCTAGGGCGTAATCTTTGATCCATATACCAGAAAACGTATCTTGGAAAATTAGATAGTCCGGTTTATAGTTATACATCCATAGTAAAACACTTTCCTGACCTTGCGGACGTTGACTTATTCTTAATTTTTTAGTAGTCGAATTCCAGTCAAAGTTGATAAAACTACCAAACATTTTACCAACTAAATTTTGGTAACTTGCGAACATGTAATATGTTGCTAAACCACCCATGTTGCTAGATGATAGCAAATAGGTATTTGTGTAGGCCAAGTTAAATGGTTCAAATAACGAACCTCCATCACCGCCGCCTGTTCTAGAACCAATACTGCGTCTAAATACTTGACGAACTTGCATAACATTAGGGTCTAATGTGTATTCGTTAGTATCTTGTTGTAGGGTTAAAAAGCCGAAACTTTCTTCTACAGAATTAGTCGCACGTTGGCGGTACTTTAATAGTGCTCTATCAATAGCAGTATTATAGTGTTTTGGATCAAGTTCAACATCAACCATCCCATCGCCTAGGAGGTTTTTAATGTACTCGATGACCTGTTGTTTCTCGTTATCTAAATCACTCATACCAATATTTAGCCATAAATAGTTTACTATGCCAAGACTATCTCTTTACCGTCCCGAAAAGGGCAACGATTTTAAGTTTCTAGACCGCACCATTAATGAAGAATTTCAAGTGGGCGGCACTGATATCTTCATCCACAAATATCTAGGTCCTCAAGCACCCGCGGAAGGAACAGCGACTCCGGGTACACCAACAAATACTAATCCTATAGGTGAATTAGGCATCCAAGATGTAATATTTATGGAGAATAGAGATAGAAATTACGAGCCTAATATCTACAGTATCCGTGGAATTTATACAATGATAGACCCTGCTTTTGATCTTAAGCAGTTTGGACTGTTTTTATCAAGCGACAATATTCTTGTAAATTTCCACATGAGCAGTTGTGTTAATGCTATTGGCAGAAAAGTTATGGCAGGTGATGTATTTGAATTACCTCACTTAAAAGACGAATATGCATTAAATGATTTTAATGTGGCGTTGAAACGATTTTACGTGGTTACAGATGTAACAAGACCAGTTCATGGATTTAGTCCTACTTGGTATCCGCACTTACTTCAAGCAAAATGCGAACCGTTAGTCGACAGTCAAGAATACAGTCAAATATTTGACCAAGATTCTGGCAACGGCGACGGCAGCACTCTACGTGATATTCTCAGTACGTACAATAGAAACATTGAAATTAATAGTGCTATTGTTGCCCAAGCAGAAGAAGATGCTCCATTAAGCGGATTTGATACATCGAATATGTTTGTTATTCCTAAACGTCAGGACGGAACTGTTGATCTTCAAGATACTAGCCGTACTGATATTGATGCTAGTGTTGAAAATCCAGCATCTACTGCGTCAAGTGTATATCAAAGTCCGCAGGCTAGCGAATTACCTGTTGGGTATCTTACTGAATCTGGCATACCCCCGAACGGTGCTCCATACGGATTTGGCATCAGTTTCCCAACAAATCCAATTGTGGGACAATTCTTTTTACGTACAGATTTCTTTCCTAATGTATTGTACAGATATAGCGGTAGTACATGGGTGATGTATGAACAAAATGTTAGAATGACTATGACCAATGCCTATGATCCTACATCAACTAATCCTGATAAAACTCAACCAGAAAATCTTACAAGCAATAGGATTAATGAAAAAACTGGATTTATTAATAACAATAATACATCAACAATTGGTGGAAAAGTTATTCCTGAGCGTCAAGCATTAAGTAAAATTGGTCAATTATTATCAATCCAAGCAGACAATACCAGCACTAACTTTAATTAAGGATTTTAAATGGAACATTTTTACGACGGGCAAGTTAGACGTTATATAACGCAATTTATGAGGTTAATGAGTAACTTCAGTTATAAAGATTCGTCTGGAAAATTGACACAAGTACCAGTAAGATACGGCGATGTTGGTCGTCAAGTATCGGCTGTTATGAAACAAAACAGCGAAAACCTTGTTAACTCGGCACCTTTTATTGCCTGTTACATTAAGAATTTTGAGTATGCTAGAGAGCGTATTCAAAATCCTACACATATAAGCAAGATTAATATTAGAGAACGTGCTGTTAGCGATGACGGAACTGAATATCTCAACTATCAAGGAACTAACGCTACAATTGAGCGTATGATGCCAAGTCCTTTCAATATTACTTTTTCTGTAGATATATGGACAACCAATACCGATCAAAAATTACAGATACTTGAACAAATATTAGTATTGTTTAATCCTGCTATGGAAATACAAACCAGTGTTAATTTTGTTGACTGGACTAGTATCAGTTATGTAGAATTGACAGGAGTTACATGGTCTAACAGAAATATTCCTCAAGGAGCAGAAAATGATATTGATATAGCGTCTCTTTCATTCTTAACTCCTATATGGTTAACTACTCCGGCTAAGGTTAAACAATTAGGAATTATTACACAAATCATTACTAACATTTTTCAACAACCTTCTGGCATGGAATTAGACCCAGATATGTTACTAATTAATCCTGTTACTGTTAGAGCGATCACTCCAGGTAATTATAGTGTTCTTATTTTAGGTACTACCGCACAATTAATGTATGAAGGTGAAAATTTAGTAGGAGATGACTACGTTCATTTACCTGTTAAGAATGGCCCAGACATTAATTGGTACACATTATTAGATTTATATCCAGGTCAATTTAAAGCAGGCCTAAGTAAAATTATGCTTACTCGTCCGGACGGAACACAAATTGTTGGAACAATGGCATTGAATCCTAGCAACGACGTTGAGATGATGATTAATTTTGATCAAGACACCTTGTTAAACACACCGTTGCCGGACCTAACAGATACATTTATTAGGGGAACAATTAATGCTGTTATTAATCCAACAACATTTAATCCCGGAAACCCAGATATCGACACACGATATCTAATATTAGAAAATATCCCACCTGATGTTCAAGCATGGAAAAATTCAGATGGTACACAATTTTTAGCAAATGCTAATGATATTATACAATGGGACGGAGTCAAATGGAATATTATATTCGATTCTACTACTACGCAACCTGTAACTTTTATAACTAATTTATATACAGGCATACAATACAAGTGGGACGGCTCTAGTTGGAGCAAAAGTTACGAAGGTATATATGCCGCAGGTGCCTGGCAAATATCGTTATGAAAAAAATAATTTGTAGTGGTGGACTATTCTTAAGTAAAGACACAAAAAGATTTTTATTCTTGTTACGCAATCAAGGACGTACAGCAGGAACTTGGGGTCTTGTTGGCGGAAAACAAGAGCCAGACGATGCTACAGCATATCAAGCACTTGAAAGAGAAATACAAGAAGAAGTTGGTAAAACACCACCTATTAAAAAAGTAATTCCTTTAGAATTATACACTAGCGAGGATTCTAGTTTTTACTTTAATACCTATGTACTTTTAGTTGATAAAGAATTTATTCCTACCCTAAACGAAGAACACGTAGGGTATGCGTGGTGTGACATTTCAAATTGGCCAAAACCTTTACATCAAGGTGTAAAGCGTAGCCTATCTAGCAGAATTAATAAAACAAAAATTGAGTTAATACTTCAGATTTTAACCGACAGTACTAGTTGAAACCGTCCAAGGTTTTCCTAATTCTACAGTCACTGGAGAAATTTGCTGAGCAATTCTATCTGTAATAGTTTGTTGAAAATTTGGTAAAGCAAAAGTTAATGCGTTTTCTACCATTGAAATTACTTGAGATTCTGTAAGTTGATCGAATTCAACAAATGTACTAGGATCAGGAGCACCTAGCCCAACATTACCCGCAACCTGTGCGGCATGACCTTCACCATCACTACCGGTGTAGATATAATCAATATTGTAAACAACATTGTTTAACCCATTTAAAGTTTGATGGGCTTTAAATTTTGTAAATTCCCAAGTATATGTAATTGTCATAATGTTATTTACCTCCAAGGAGTTCCTTCATACCATCCTACTAGACTATATCTCATACCCTTAGTTACGGGGGTAACTTGATGAAAGATAATACTAGGAAAAATTATTACTGTTCCTTGTTGTCTCATATTTTGAGCCTTGGGAACTATACCTACATCAGTAAATTCTAGATCACCACCTTCATAACTATCCGGGTCACTTAGTTGAATGCTAAAACTTAACTTCCTTTGATGCTCACTATGTACCGTTAAAAAACAATCTTGATGGCGAGCAAACGTTCCTTGATAAGCATAGTCGTATTCTGTAAATTGAATAATTGGCAAATAATTATATTCTACACGAAAAAAATCTATATTTGCTTGGGCAACTAGTTTATCTATAGTTACAAATAAGTCTTGCCATTCTTGTTTACGCTGTATCCAGCGAATTTGGCTTCGTCTTATATCGTCATTATAATGTTTTCCGTCCCCTACTCCTAAAGTAGGCATATCGACGGGTAATTGTTTTGCTCTATCTATTATGTCCCGGCACCATTCTGGGCTAAAATGGGACTGATAATAACACCACTCTGATCTCATTTGATCCTATTAAGGTGATGGAGTGCTTGTTGTAACGGCTCCAGGGATGTTTGAACTAATAATTGTTGCGGTGTTTGTAGTAGTATTGCTAAAATCAGCAACATAGAATTCAGGGAAAGATAACCCATTCTGAATAACATCAAAATGTACGGTGGCAGTAACTAGATCAATGATTTGTTGTTTAGTCATTTGTTCAAAAGGCACGTAAGTTGAAGTTGAAAGATTTGAAATATCAAATTCGATCACCCCTACTTGTTGTTTTGTAACACCAGAATCTGCTGTAGCAGTACATTGCCAAGTAGCCCTGGTAATTGCTTTTGGAAAACTTCCGCTGTTAACTAATTCAACTTGTTGAACGTCCCATATATATGTTGTTGCCATTTATTATCTCCGCTGATCCTTTATTTATTGATCTTCGCCGGCTCCTAGGGCACCTGAACCTGCGGCTGGTTGTTGAGGTCCTAACTGATCTTGCGCTTGTTGCGCTACCTTGTTAAAAACCTGAAAAACTTGCTCGTAAGGTAATTTGCCTAGTCCTGCTAAAAGAACATTTAATTCGTTTACATCTACTGTAAGGGTAACTTTTTGAATGACTTGCATTTAAATCTCCGTTAATTGTTTGTTAAAGTATTTAAGTCTAACGTATGACCACGGGGTAAAGAAAAGGCTCCAGCATTATACATGTCAATATAACGTTGACGACCTTGTGAAACTTCCCTGATATGATCGGGATGTTCTGCTACATTATGAGGTAATTTGGTTGTTGCGTTGGCTACAATCATGTGATTTTTATCAATAAAATTTACCGTAATTCCAGTCAATTCAATACTTGGACGATTATTTTGTCTGTTATTAGGATCTTGGTGTCCGTAAGTTAAGTATCCTGTAACATCAACGTTGTTATCATGGCATGATTGTATTGCTGTAGTCAATTCCGCAACAATCGCTAGTGTAGAAGTATCGGCATTTTGTAAAGAAATTGTAGTGATACTATCATTAGGATGCATATCTTTATGATGATATTTGTCATAATGATCGCAAACTAATTGGCCAGTAATAAAAGACCCAGTCGTTTGATACGCTGTCTGTAATGCCGCATTTAATTCAGCAACAATTACTTGAGTTGCTGAAATTAATACAGTGATTGTGCTTGTATTAGAAACTACTGTTCCTGTAGTATTAATGTTTGCCATTAACTAAATCCCTTAATTCGTCGATTTGTTCTTGCATATTTACGATCTTGTCATTTAACTGATTAACCGCTTGAACAATAATAGGTGTAATTCTTGCCCAATTAATTGTCAAATAGTCTTGTTGTCTTGGATCGTTAATATCCCAATCTGGATTGTTTCCTGATAAGTTAACAGCAACAGCATTTGGTAAAATTGCTTGAACGTCTTGAGCAATAAGACCAATTTCTTCATCGCCTGGTTCATATGGAATCTTAAGTTCTACAACTTTTTCGTTCCACTTGAATCGATATGCTGTCATGTGTGATAGAATATCTAATGATTCTTCACCAATTGGTCTTAGGTCTTCTTTCAATCTAGCATCAGACCAACCACCTTGTACCTGACCTGGAACATAGAAACTTTGACTGTTTGAATAATACAACCAATAGTAACCCCACTGGTTATATAAACCAGCAGTTACTGAGTTTGCAGTCATATAGGTTGTACCCATGTCTCCAAAATACCAACCTTCCCAACCGTTAGCACTACCGTTAATTTGGAAAGAACCATATGATGGAACACTCGGATACAAATGGTTACCAATTTGACCTGGCCAATATAATCCATACGAACCGTTGAACTGTAGCCAGGTGTTGACCTGATAATAACTGCTACCTTGTTGACTTAATACTGGAGATCCACCATAGGTGTAGATCTGTCCTGCCATTGTCAAGTTTCCGCCCATGTCCATTTGGAATCTATTACTAGATGCTGACCAACCACCTATTCGTAATACTGTGTCAGTATCAAGACCCATGTTGATCGCATAGTAACCACCTTTATGGAATGATTTATAAGCAGAATAGTTACTGTGTGAGTAGGTCATTAAAGCAGGACTGCTACCGTTACCAGAATAACCTTGAGCATTAGTATCAGACGCATCAAAATAGTTGAGGTTAGACCATGTGTTATTTGAACCACGAATATCACCGATGTATCCAGGACCGTTGCTTAACTGTGATA